GGAGTTAATCTTTTAATCCGCAACTTAATGTATCAAGCGGTTGTAAAATATAACAAAATTAAAAATCCATTTTGGAATTGATTAGTCGAAACGGGGATCCCCGTATCGGTAAAATATCTAAATATTTACCTATATTCCTAGTATATCGGTAAAATATCCAAATATTTACCTATATCGGTAATTTGCCGCACCCTTTTTAATTCCCACGAATTCGTGGGGTTTAACTGATATAATTAAAAAGAACGTCTGAAATCTCGAAGGAAACGTAGGACGTGAGGCAATACTTGATCTAATCAATTAAGTGCCCTGTAATAGCCAGTAGCTATTCCTTTTGGTATAGAGTGATTAACTATATCCCCTAACACTGATAAAGCTGCGGAGCGGTTTTCTTTATGATTCTAGATTGATTAAGGATTAGGTGTTAGCTGGTTTTTAAATTTCAGTTATAATTAAGGTAATGAGTTTCGGGCTGAAACTAAATTTAAGATTAGGAATTGAAAGTCAGCGAAACGTATCTTGGACTCCTGCTGAGCTTACGGGGTTAGCTTTATGGTTAGATGCAGATGATGCAAGCACGATCACGCTACGAGGTGGCGGTGGTCCTGGTCCGGGTGGTTCTAATCATGTTGTCCAGTGGGATGATAAAAGCGGGAATGACAGGAACGCAAGCCAAGCAACAGCAACATCACAGCCGACTAATCCAATTGACCTCAACAATCGACGTGTAATTCAATTTGATGCTATTGATGATTTCTTTTCGATCCCCGAATTTACAACGTCTGCTACAGTTTTCATTTTAGCGAATAGAGGTTCATCAACGTACCCGCAGTTGAGCGGTGCGGATCCCGGTTCGTTTATACCGACATGGAATGTCAATGGCGAACGTCTTGAATACCGAAGCGCATCTACGCAGACCATTCTCTCTGAAATTGCCGGTGGATCTACGGCAGAATATGCATTTGGTTGCGTTCAACTTGATACTGCAAACGATGAGGTAAAGCTCAATATTTACGGTGGAACGGTCACGACATTCAGTCAAACACTGGGTGCGTCAGATTTAACAATAAACACGATCGGGCGAGATTTTGCAGGTGCGCAGCAGGTAACGGATGGAGCTGTTGCTGAAATAATTACATCGAGCGATTTAGTAACGACCGAAGACCGACAAAAAGTTGAGGGCTATCTTGCATGGAAATGGGGAGGAATATAAATGGTTCTTGAACTCGTAAACAAACTACCTTATGACCATCCTTATCGCTGGGACGGCACTGCTGTGGGCGGTAAGAAACTGTGGCGACCAGATGAGTTAGGTGCTGATCTTGCTCTGTGGCTTGACGCTGAGGACACAGCTTCAATTACACTTAACGGTTCAACCGTCAGTCAGTGGGATGATAAGAGTGGAAATAATAGAAATGCAAGTCAAGCAACGGCTTCGTTACAACCCACCTATTTATCAACAGGATTCAATGGAAAGCCTACGCTCGAAACAGACGGAAACGACATTTTAGAACTCGGTGCGACTTCACTCGGACGAAACGTCAGCGGCATCACATGCGCAATCGTCGGTGTGCATCCATCTGGATTAACTTTTACCAGCAATACGAACGAACTATTTATTCGTACAGGCGTAATAACAGAAAGCACACGTTTTGCTTTTACGCCTAATCCATCGGCAAGCACAGGCAACAGATATGCAATCGCTGGAAGACGCTTAGATTCAGATTCGTACCAAACAGTATCTAGCTCTACCGATTCGCTTGCAAATCGTGGCAACCAGTGGATTCGCGTAGGTCAGGCGGCATATTCTGACGGTGTAGCAAATCACTGGACCGATGGAACGCAAGACATAACAAGCGCACCATTTCAAACGGCTGGCGTTACAAGCGACACAGACTCACAGCGCGCAAGTATATTTGGCGGAGTAAACCCACTGCCTTCAGGCTCACAACTTTGCGAAATTGTGCTTACACACTCAACAATGACCACCGCTGACCGTCAAAAACTGGAAGGTTACCTCGCTTGGAAATGGGGACTTGAAAGCAATTTACCAATAGGACATCCGTACAAGTTATATCCACCGTATATAGGTGAACCTGTGTACGACTCTGACGCACAAGCCTACATCACCGCAGTCGAAACAGCAGACGGTCAGACGCTAGAAGCCTCCGTTAGGACTGCCATCAACAACTTTGTGTTGGGCTGCAAGGCGGATGGTATTTGGGATGCAATTAAGTCTTCTGCAATCTTAGCTGGAGCTAGAACGCTTTCTGGTGCATTGATTCCACTAACTGGTACTGCTCCGACCAACTTCAACTTTGTGTCTGGTGATTATGATCGCAAGACGGGTTTGAAGAGCGACGGCGCTACGAAGTATTTAGATAGCAACAGGAACAATGATGCTGATCCACAAAATAGTTATCACTTAAGTGTTTTTGTTTCACAAGCACAGTCTAATGCGCCTGGTATGGCGTTAATCGGTGCGGGTGGTATTAATACAGGAGCGTCAAATATAAGCAATGGCCTCGGCGTTATTTCAGCGAGAAACCGAAACGGGTTTGATGTTGTGCAAGGTGCTGCGTTACCTGTTACTGGGTTTCTTGGCACAAACCGTAATAATGCAACAAATTACACGATGAGGTCTTCTGGTCAGATTGACACGCAAGTAACATCATCTGAAACACCAGCGAATCAAAACATTGGCGTATTTACCCGTGATTTGACAGCGAGTAGCGATGGGCGTATCGCCTTCTACTCCATTGGGGAAGCACTCGACCTTGCACTTCTTGATACGCGCACAACGAGATTCATGGCTGAAATGCAGTTCGCTATCAATACTGGATTGAATCCAAGTAGTTATAATATTGACACACTCAACTATGTAAATGCCGGATACGCCGCAGGAGGTACACTAGCATGAGCCAAATAAAAAATCTTGTAGATGCTATTGATATATTTATTGCGGGTTGTAAATCCGATGGTATCTGGGATCCCATCAAAGCATGTTGCGTCATGGCAGCGTGGGATGGTCTAAACGGTGCATTGATTCCACTGAAAGGAGATGCACCAACCAACTTCAACTTTGTCTCTGGCGACTACGATCGCAAGACGGGTTTGAAGGGCGACGGCGCTACGAAGTATTTGGACAGCAACATAACGGACGACGAACAGGGCATAACTCTAAACGATATGCACCTTTCGGTATACAAAACCGAAACAGGATCAACAGTTGGTGTACGATATTTGATTGGAACGAATGATTCAGAAATATACACAAACGGAGCGAATTTATTTACACAGAGCCGAGGCAACCTAATAACTTCTGGAGTGGCGACAGATAACAACTTTATTGGATGGAGCAGAAGTACCTCGACTGGTTATAACTATCGAGTAAACTCTGTAACGACCGCTCAAGTCTTGGCTTCAACTAGCGTAGCAAACATAAACATCGGAGTTTTTGCTCGAATCACACCATCTATATACGGCACTCACAGACTTTCCTTTTACTCCATCGGCGAGTCCCTCGACCTTGCACAACTTGACACAAGAGTGTCTAATCTAATGACAGCAATAGGAGCAGCAATACCATGAACGTACTAATTTTTACTAACGAAGATGCACAAACATTAATCGCCAATCAAACAGGGCAGCATCGCCTTGCCCCAGTGCAACTAACAGACGGGCGTTGGTTCTTGATGGAAGATGTCTTGACCGAAATCCCTGGTTTATTTCAAGATAAACTGAACGTCAGTTATTTAGTAGAGCCGTTTGAAAACATTCAGTCTTTGCTACCCGTATCGGAGGAAACCCCCTGAAATACAACACCACCAACAGTTTAAGGAGAAATCATGTACTTACTATTTAACACAGAGCTAGAAGCACAAAATGCAAACGATCAAATTTGTGTAAATTTTGTTCGAGCAGAAATCGTTAATAGCCCTTTCTTTGATGGTTCATTGAAAAATGTAAACACTGGGACTAAGCATTTGCTAGTTGATCTTACAGATGAGCAGTTAAAAAATAGAACAGATGGTAAAAGAGATTTTCCTTTATTTGGCATTTCTAAAGGTCAAATTGTTAAAAATAAAGGTTTCACTGAAGACTGGGATATCCCTAAAGAAGATGTATACGGCAAATGGTTTATCCAAAAGCCACGTGAACAGTTTATGACGGATGTTACAGGGTTTACAGAGGTTGAAACTGTAGAATTACCAGAATCAGAAGAAATTATTCAATTATAGCTTTATCCCAAGATGTATAGATAGTTGGGCTAAGATCAAACTGAGCTAAAGCGTTCCCGATTGCCCTTTCTACTCTCTCAACTCTAAAATCATCCTTAACCACTTTTGGTTTAACAAACTTTTCTAAAAGCTTTTCATCTTTAATAAAATAATGAGGATTCCTGCGATCATAACCGATAATATTTTTCTTAATTAACTCAGTAATTATCTGCTGTAACTGTTGATGTAACTGGGTATGAGTTAAAGAATCTACAACATGAATATTCTCTGCTCTTCCATCTTGGCGATCACAATTAATGTGATGTCTCTGCATCTCTTTTCTTTTCTTTGCAGACATTCCCTTTAAATGGGGATTTGTTTCTAAAAGTTCGGATTCACTTGGGTATAATCTGTTTTTACTTTGGTTAAACTTTGAAATATACTCAGGGTAATGAATCATCTTGCCCTAATTCTATCTTAATATTTAGTTAATATTTATTAGAAAAAATTAATGGGGTTAGCCAGCCTTAACCCCTAAGTAACTACACTAGTGTCAATGAGAATTTTAAAAGGCTTTTGTTCCTTTTATTCTACTCCTTCGACAGAGCCAGCGACTGGACTGGATTTAAAATTATAACAAAAAAAACCCCCTGGCGAAAAATAATAAAAACCAAGGGGTTGATGATTATATGATCCTGGGCAATAAAGGAATAAAGAAACCAGGGTTTCTCTTATTCTATCAAATTAAGTTAAAATAGTAAATATGGACACTAAAGATTTGTTGAAAGACAAAGAGATTATCAGATGGTTAATCAACCAAGGGTCAAACTTTGTTATTTTATCGGTCTTAGGTGGTTCAATGTTGTATCTATTGTTCACTTATACGCCAATCTTCGTCAATCATGTTGGAAGTTTAGCAGAATCAACAAGACAGATAGATCATCACTTAGCGGACATGGTAGAAGATACGAGATATATCAGAAAAACAGACGATGAAATTTTAAAAACCATTAAAGAAAACAACACAATTTTAAAAACAAAATGTAAATAAAAAACCCCTGTGAAGGAAGCTCAGGCAGGGGTCATTGGATTGTGTGTGCGTATTTAAATTATATCATTAAAATGGTGTTTCTTCAAATTGTTCCACGTAAATTGCACTTGGATTAGTCAAAGAGTATTCTTCTGTTTCTTCTCCTTTGTTGCTTATATAAAATCTCCAGTTGAAGCTACCACCTTTAGTCGAGATAGTTACATCTTTATCTTCCCCACCAATGAAATCAACAAAATCTTCAGCAGCTTTATCCCATAAAATAAGTTTTACGTTGGCATTTTTATAAGTTCCATCTTCTCTTTTTTTAGAAAAGTTGATTTTCGCTGAATAGTTAGCTTTTCCATCTTTAACGAATTTAAACTCTCCAAACTTTAACTTTTTCTTGTAGATGGTGTATTTCTCAACGTCTTCTTTTTTCCATTTACTTGATTCGTATGCAATTTCCATATTATTGTTTCTCCTTAATTTTCTCTGCAACTTCTTTATAACAAGCGATGAGTGCTGTTTTCTGCTTGGCATTAAGTTCATACTCGTCCTTAATTTCAAGTCTTATCTTTTCTAAGCCTTCAAGCGTTTCCTGCTTCTTCATCGCTCTGATCTTAGACATTAACTCTTCATCGGTTAGGATATCTTTCTGTTTAACTGGGGCTTTCCTTTCCACTGGCTTGGTTTTATTTTCAGTCGTGGTAGAGCTTAACCCACTTGCTTTTAGTAAAGCCGCTTTAAGTTTAGGATCATTTGGGTTCTTGAACTTTTTGTACTCATTCAAGTCTAACCAAACATTTTCCACTTCATATAAGTATCTACCAATACCCCATAAGACAGCAGCACGCTTAAAAGCGTCAGAGCAAGCACCTTTTTCACCTTCTACAGCAGTTTCACCAGCTCCGTTACATTTCCAAACCCAAGCAGTATCAACATCTAAAGGATTCATTGTTTGATCTTCTCTTTTAACTCTTATGCCGATAGAACACATCATAACCCCATTAACGGATTCGTATTTGCATTGCCAGTTAGAAGCTCCGACAACTTCATCAAGTCTATCCATTACATCTCTAGCATCAATGTAAGCTAGAGCTATGCCTTTAGTGGCTTTTTGAATTACCTTTTTTGTTTGATAATCTTTTTTCTCATTAGTTGAACCAACTCTCCAAGATATCTTTTCTACTGGAAATGGTTTTTTTAAATCTTCTAATTTCATTTATTCTCCTTTAAATTAAAATATTCTTTTTCTAGTTCTGTGTATTGATCTAAAAAGATGCTTAAAGACTTGGCATATTTTGACTGTTCAGTGTCATTCTTGAAAGCAAACTTACTAGACATCTCTAAAGCTCTTAAAAGTTCTTTACAGTCCCTTCTAGGGGCTTCTAAGTTAATTTCTCCTTCATTCATGCTTTATCTAAGCCTCCCTCTGTCTCTGCAATTACATAATCTGCATAAGCAAGGTCAATATCATCATTTAAAGGGCATGTAGCGTTTAATTTCTGCACTAAATCAAACATTTCCTTTCCCTTCTTCTGGATATAGTTATATTCACAAGCCATACATTCGATTTCAATAGATGAAGTTTTAAGTAGCTTAGCACTATTCCATAATATTGTAATTAAAGCCCCTTGGTTGGCTTTTTCTTTACAGATTTTAAGTAACCTTGCAGCTTCTTCATCTTTTTCAGCTTTAAGTAAAGCTTTTCTTTCTGCATCAATCCTAGTAAAAGTCTCTTTATTGTAAATTAATAAAGTTTTCATTCTAGCGATCAAGGCATTTGCTGCCTCGATCGTTATATCATTTGTTTTTAAGTTGAAAATATCCATTATTCATCTCCCTTCACTGCTAACTTATAGTCTCTATTGTGATCTAGCCTGCTATCCACAGAATCAGCTAGCTCATACAAGAACCTAATTATCACCTTATGTTCTTCTTGACTAAAGTTAGGATCAACTGATCTCATAGTTATATAATCATCATCAATCCTTTGAGTAACTTCTTGGCTTAAAGCCTTAAAGATTTCATCTTTTCTATCAATATCAAGCAGATATTGCCTAATAATTCCCTTTCTAATTTCTTGTAAATTCATTCTCATATTTTTCCTTTTCTATAGTATTGTACCACAAAGTATTACTTTCTGTCATCTTTTTTATATTTCATCATCAACAAAACAACCACAGCCCCCAAAGTCAAATAATTCTAGTTGAGATAAGTTTAAATATTTTATCCTAAACTCTTTAAGGGTTATATATTGCAGTTGATTATTAATTCTTTTTCTTAAAAAGGGTTTATTTGCTTTTGGCACTTCTCTTATTAACTTTTCCTGTTGCTCTTCATGGAACTTAAAACGCTCAGGAAATGTCTTATAAAGTAACTCAAATTGTGCTAAACCTGTTCTTACACAAAATCCTCCACAATTATTGTGTGGGAAGCCTAAATCATACAGTCTAGGTTTTTTCAAACTGTACTGTTTAAGTATTTTTTCTTGATCTTCCTTAAAGTAGTAAGGTTTTTCACATAAAGGCGCAATAATCTCATACTTATTATTCTTTCTTGCACGCTCAAGTCTTTCAGCTTCTTCATGACCTATACCCATGACAACAATAAAATCTCTATCAGGGTAGTTATCTGCTAACCAAGAATTAAAGACTTTTCTTTTTAATTGTGAGCTACAAGGTGCAATTCTTGAGTTTCCTTGAAATCCCATATCATTAAATAATTCCCATGGAGTTCTACCATCTGCTATCTTGATTAGTTCAAGGTCAAGAGCTTTGGCACTCTCATCTAAGAATCTGTATAAGTCTTCATCTTCAATTAAAGTATCACAAAATACTAACCTAACCCTCGCATTAGGTTTTTCTTGTTTTAATTTATGAGCGGCAAGGAATGATCCTAAACCGCCTGAATAGCTAACTATATAATCCATATCTCCCTACTTCTTATCATCCTTTTTAATAAATTCAAGTAAATCTTTTAAGGCGGTTGTACGTCCTTCTAAGAATAGTTTTGCGTTATCTGCTCTACTATTCTCTAAATACTTAGAATCTACCCTTAAAAGCTCTTCTAGGTGCTTCTTAATGTCTTTAATCTTCATCTCGTAACCCTCCGTTACTTTGAATGTATTTATAGGCAAAGATTGCTAATGATCGATGTGTTAATGGTTCATTAGTAACATTAACTATCTTCTCTTTGATGTTAGATAGCCTCATCTCTATTGTTCTAACTGATAGATGCAAGTAAGCTGCAATATCATAGTTAGTTAAACCATGAGAAATTAGCTCTAGTGTTTCTATTTCTTTTTTTGTAAAGTTATACATTTTTATCCTCCAGTATCGTCCCAATTAAACCCATGAATACAAGGGTTAAAAGCCAAATCCCAATAAAATATATTTCATTCATTGTTTTCTCCTTTCTTAACTTCTTTTAATTCAAAAAACTTATAGTTTTCTGATTTTTCTAACATTTCAGGAATAAATGGCATTATTTTCATTTCGCCACTTCTTGCAACACATAAATACATTATTTACGCTCCTTTAGTATTAACCAGTGAACTAAAATAGTTATCAAACAAGCAATTAAAGCCATTATTCATACTCCTTTTTTAATTCTTCAAATTTTTCTCTAGTTTTATCTGGGTAGTTTTCGGCACAGTAAACAAAATCTTCATAAGAGCTGCTTTTTGTGGTGCAATAACGAAAACAACAAGCTTCCAGTATTGGGTATGGGATTATTGGGACAAAATCATAAGTATCTATAAATCCATGATATTCTATAATTTCTGCAAAAGTTTCAATATCGCCATCTAACCAGAATCTGTCAGTAGTTAATATATCACCGTGATTTTCGTCAAAATAGTAATATTTTTTGTCTGCAAACGAATAAAATTTTCTGCAAGCAAAACTAAAATCATAGCCTAGTTCTTTAATTTTCTTCGCTTCTTCTATTGTTGTTTCGTACTTAATCATTGTGTTACCCCCCATTCAAAGACTATTCCTGATTCATTAATGCTAGCTCCAGCGTTCCACCAGCCCAATATCACTCCTAATAATAAATATATAAGTATCGGAAATGCTATCGTGAACGCCATAGTAATTAGTATTGTTTTTAATTTAGTTTCCATTTTCGTAACCCTCCGTAAGTTTATTTAATCTTTCCTCTGCTTCTAATCTAGTAGGGAATCTGAGTCCTGTATAAGACTCCTTCCAGTCCCCTATTGCATAGATACAGTAGTTAGTCTTGCCTTCTTCGTTCATTTCATATATTCTATATTTCATTTTTCTTTTTTCCTTTTTATTATCTTCTTAACTTAATTCGTTGTCATAATCCCATAACCAGTCAATAGTATTTTTAAATTCTGTTTTTAGGTCATTTAGATTAGATTTGATTTCGTTAATTTGTACATTATTATCTAATTTCTTTTTAATTTCTTCGATATCTTCATTAAATGTTTTAGTAACTAATAGTCTTTCTTTTTTTTTATATTCCATTTTTAAACTTCCTTTATAATTCTATGTAAAATTCCTTTGGTTTATTGGTGCGCTTATCCACACACTGCCTAGACCAGATTTTAATTTTGTTACCCTTGCAAATAGAAAGCTCCAGTTTGGCTTGATTGCCTTGACCTTCATTGGATTTGCTAACGAAATGATCGCCTTTTTCTACTGTTCTTACTTTCCAGCCTGCCATTGTCAATTCAAAGTAAGCAACCGTATTATTAGCAATGATATATATTACTGGAGATTCTGAGAATTGATTGACCGTGAATTGATTTATTTCGTTTTCAGTGTTTTTATCCCAATATGCACGTTCCCACGTAATATTATCATCTGAATTTGCATAAAATGTTATTGTTGTTTCTCTGTTATTTGTTTCCATTTCGTAACCCTCCGTTAATATCTTCTTAATTTTATTGATGTCTGCTTAAAATCTAGTCCAGGTCTGTATAAAGCAGGGACATTAACTCCAGAATCCCATACCTGAGCCTCAGCATCAAAAGTTTTGCTATCTTGACGTTCATAAGCCCTAGAGTATTTTGTAGCTTTCCTATGGTATGTAGAAAGGCGTTTATACTCTGTTGCTCTCTTTTGCATCAGTTTATATTGCTTCTTGGCATTGTTGTATGCCTCTTGTGCTCTATAAGCTTTATAGGCGTCCTCGTCATGGTATCTATAGATTCCTCCTGCTGATACTGGACTGCTAAGTAGCAGCCCTAATCCCAGTGTTATTAGTTTATTTTTCATTGTCTTTTTTCCTTTATTTTAGTCCTATTAGAGCCAATTACTTATAATATCTCTTTCTAATAATTCACTTAAAGACTTCCCTAGATTTCCCCAATGTGCACTGTAACGGCATTTTAAGTATCTAGGTTGCCAGCCATATCCCCACAACTCACTTATATAACCCGTTATATTTACTAGTCTATTTTCTTTTTTATGGATTGCATATACTCTAATATCGCAAGCACAAGTATTAGATAATGGCATAATGTAATACATATCTTGAAAATTATTTAATTGTTGTTTATTTGCTATTGTATTTCTTTCTGGTATTTCCATTTTTCTTATTTTCCCTTTATTGTTATGCTGTAATCTCAGCTTACAGATATCGCTTAAATGATACCAGTAAGCTAGGATTGACCTAGCTCATAACCCATTCATCCAATAACTCTTCAAGAGCATTGAAGCTAAATCTAGCTTCTAGCTCACTCCAACAGTTGCCATACTCAAGGTAATCTTCAAGCATTTCAACATCTACTTGAGTTAAATTGTGTTTAGTGATAAGCTTTTTATTTTTCATTGTCTTTCCCTTTATTTTTTTTTCAGTTAAGTAATTAACCTTATATTAGTATAATACCACATATAAGTTAAAAGTCAATTAAAAATTGTGGAATATTACTAATCTTTTATTTTCAGTTAGGGATATGCGTAGAATGGATATATCCATAAATGATCTTACTTATCGAAGCTTCGATTATGAATGATCTTACTTATCGGCTTAAGCATTTAAATCAACTCTTGCTAGTCTTTATACCTCTAAATAGATTAACAGGTTATCAGTTAATTAGTTATAAATCATTTTGTTGTGGTTATGTGTGGTAGTGATGTTGATGTTGTTGTTGTAGATATTGTTGTGATGCATCCCATTCACACACTAGCCCATTAGTTTAACTAATCAGTTAGCTACATTCCATTAGTACACCTTATATACATACTCATGCGACTACCCTTATTATTAGCTCTCTTATTGAGAATGAGTGAGTAATTATTACACTAATCTCTCGATATCCGCTCCTAGTCTACACGAGTCTATCAAGATAACTCTATATTATCTAGAATCCTGTGTGTTTTAGTGCTTCAGAATCAATAGGGCTAGGGGGGATTTTTTGGAAACGCTCGCTTGTATTCATTCCCCCTCACGCATTTCAGTAAAATCAAGCCATTCCAACTCATCAATACAAGTTAGTTAATTTATTTAAGGGTTTCTTCCCTTTAGGGGCTTTAGCTATTCTATAGAAATTCTGCTTGCAGGGTTTCTATCCATCGTAATCGTCTTCGGCGCGTACTCGTCAAATCACACGGTTCTTGAAGGCGTAGCCTGAAAGGTTCTGTGATAGAGTTAAGCAGAGAAGCGATGTAGATGGTAATCCTCCCTTTAGGGCGAAGCTGGTACTGGTTATGTTATTGCTCGCTTCGCTCGCTATCCTGAGTAAGAAGTCTGAGGCATTAAGATTTTGCGTTAGCAAAATTATCAATCAATTCCTGCCTTTCCAATGATTATTCCATGTACACTAGAATGTATCATTTAACTGATTATTTATGGACTGTTGGGGTGTATCCTTGGCAGGCTACGTTTTATTAATTAAAAGAACTGTTTAAAGGTGTCTAATATTTATTTACTTTTTACCACCTTGATGTTTTTAATAATAGCAAGAACTAGTAAGGAATGACAAGGTTTTTTAAGGGTGTAAATGCAGTGTTTTACTACACTTAGTATGAAATATAAAGAAAAATGGTGAAATCTTAATATTTCATTGATACTTAATGTATTAAATGAATTAATATGTTACAATAAAGACAGTATGAATGATACGAAAATTGCGAGATGTGGAGGTAGGTTTTTTGATTAGTCGGGATATCTTAGAAACTTTAAGAAATTTAACTAAAGCGCAGCATGATTTAGCTCTTGATCTTCTTTATTCTTCTTACTTTACGGCAGAGTCAGCTTTAACAGTTAAAGAAATAGCAAAAATCTTTAAATTACCTTTTAATAGAGTTTTACGTAACAATTTAAATGCTTTAGTTGCTGTTGGCTTTCTTAAAACTGCCTCTAAGGCAAATGGGGAAGCAAAACCTTTTAAAACTTATTATGTTTGCCCTCACATTGCTTTAAAAGTTAAAGATCCAGGAACTGTAACTTTTGTAGATAAGATTAAACATGAAAGAGAAAAAACAGAAATTCAGCAATTTAAAGAAAATACTTGTGGTACTTGGTCAATTGATAAACCAGGTTCTTATAAGAATAAAAATGGTTTATTAGGTGAATGGAATGAAAAGAAGGAAAAAAATGGAAAAATCTGAAGAGTTAAAAGAAAAAATAGAACAAGGGAAAGTGGAAATTCCCATGGATAAAGAAAGCCAAAAATCCGCCATGTTAAGTTTATTTAAACCATTCCCTATCCGCCCCATTGATTTTAAGGAAGGTAAATAATGCTCCATCTAAACACACTTAAAATAATGAAAGATTGGGAACTTGATAATCTTGCCACTCTTTGTAATGCTTGTATGTATGGGTACGATCAGGACTTACACAAGGAAGCAGAGACACTGTTAGGGCACATATTAGATATAATGGAAAAAAGGAGGGTTGACAATGGAAGATAAAGAGCGTCAAGAGTATGAGAAGGAAATTAAAATACTTAAATCTCTACTCGCTTCTAAAACTGCTTTTGCTAACAAACTTATCCAGCAAAAAAAAGAGATATACGATAAAAACGGAGAGTTAATCCAAGAACTTAAAAAGTATCAAGCAAAGGACTATGAACTTAAAACCGCTAAAAGACTCGTTAAAATAGCAAAAGAAGCACAAGAAATTCAATTAAGAGCAGAAGAACGTGAAGGACAAAGAGAAAGCAGAGAAGTTTGATCTTAGATCAACTGTAGATAAACTTAGAGACATGGGGTTTGATCCATTAAAAGAAATGGTGGAAACTTATCAGAAGTCTAAACAGTTTGATGTTGCAAATATCGAAAATCCAATAGAGTTACTTAAGTTTAGAGCGCAAACAGCAAAGGATATTCAAAACTTAGCTTTTAAAGAAGAAGAAATACGGATTAAAAACAAAGAAGCAAGCAAGGGACAGAAAGGGGATAAAACTTTCTTTATTCCGAGTTTTGAAATGGTCGAAGAAAATGGGAAATTAATCCCTAAAAAGGTAATGCAAATTGAGCAAAGCAAGGATTAAAATAGCAGACCCAGGGGAACAGGTTGATCCTTCTGATTTATCAACAGAGGAAATTTTAAATTCCACTGCAAATATCTATAATCCAAGTGATTATGATTCGATTGTTGAAACCTTTAACCCAAAAGATGATAAGAATACGGATTTATGGGGTTCTTTTGAACCTACAAGGTATCAATACGAATGGATTAAGCATTTTACACAGCGTGGACCAGACGGACAATTTCTTAAAAACTTAGAAGGTGTTGCTGTTTGCCACCGAAGGTTTGGTAAATCCGTAGGTGTCCTTAAAGGAATATTCCTACAGTGGATGATGGAGCAAAGAGGGTTGTATTTACATGCGTTCCCTAGTTTAACTCAAGGAAGGACTGCTATTTGGAATGGTATCGGTAAAACCACTAGAAACCCAGAAGAGCAAGCAATTAACTATTTAGAATTATTCCCAAGAGAGTTATGGAAGAAGAAGAATAACCATGCAATGTCTCTTGAACTAAAGAATGGTTCGATTTACCAGATTGTAGGGGTTCGAGGAACAGATGGAACAGCAAACCATTTAAGGGGTTTAAACCCAATGGGGTTGGTAGCTGATGAGTTCGGCGACTGGCACGCAAATGTTATAGATGAAATCTTTGCACCGATCTTTGCACAAAATGGAGGTTTCTGCTTTAAAGTTGGTACTCCGAAAGGGGAAAATCACTTTTTTGAAGAATACCTTTACGCTAAAAGAAAAATGGAGGAAGGTGTTTAATGGGTAGATACGCAGCATGGTTACTAACTATAGAAGATACCTATTACAATGATGGTACTCCAATTATTAATAAAGAGTTTGTTGAGGAACAGTTAGAAAAAGGTGCAGACCCAGAAACAATACAGCAAGAGTATTACTGTTCTTTTAAAGCTTCTGCTTCTGGAGCATGGTTTAAACATTCAATGAAAAAAGTTGATGATGAAGAAAGAATAACCTTTGTCCCACAAGATATAATGATACCTACATACGGCTTTTATGACTTAGCACAAGGTGGGATTGACCTTTATACTTGTATCCTTGCGCAATTTCCTAAAGATGAAAAGGTTAAAATCATTGATTATTTTGAAATGCAAGGCTGTAGCTCTGGTGAGTTCATTGACACTGTTACGTCTAAACATACAGTACCTATTCATTTTTTACCATGGGATGGTGGGCATACACAAGATTATGTTACAGAGTCCACTAGCAGGGTTAATAAACTAAAAAAAGAAAAAGGTATTAATATTATTAAGGTTGATAGAGGGAAAAATGTAGCAGATGATGTTGAAATCTGTATGCGCTTAATGAATTATTGCTGGTTCGATGAAGGTAAATGTAAAAAACTAATTAACCATTTAAGAAACTATAAGAAGAAAAAGAATCAATCTACAGGTGTATACACGAATACAGAGGCAAGAGATCAACATACACATGCAGCAGCAGCTTTTAGAACTCTTGGGCTTGCATGGGATCGTAAAATCATTCCTAAACATGGTGGTTCAAGCCTGAGAGAGAAGATAAAAAGTATAACTGCTAAGACAATATGCAATTTGGGTTATAATTAGGAGAGAGGTTACAAATATGCTATTTGGTGGAGTGCCAGAAGATTTACCACAGAATTTAAGTTTAGCTTTTCTTAGAAGAGTTGCAAGAAAGCAAGCTTTAAGAGGTTTAGAAATGCTTTCAGAAAGAGTAGGTATCGCAGACTTTGATGTGAGTGAAACTACTTCAATGGATCAGTTAAGACAAAGACAAAAAGAAGAGAAGGCAAGAAAGAAAGGGATATTGTTACCACGCAAACAAAGGAATGAAAGTTTTGGGATAGTTGAGAATCAACAGAAACTTAGACCAAAAGATAAAGGATTTTTAGGGCTCTAATGGTAGGCGATCCACAAATCATCAGACAGTTTGATAGTGTAAAAAGTGTACGCTATAACTATGAAACGGAATGGCAAAAGATCAGTGAAGTTCTTGACCCAGAATCAAGAGCGTTTACAGTAACGAACACAAATGGCTACGTTTCAAGAAGAAAGATTTATGATTCAACTCCAGAAAGATCAGTTGATGATTTAACAAGTTCTTTAATGTCAATGCTTGCAATGCCTAACAAGCAGTGGGGTGTTTTAACTTTAGAGAACCCAGAAGTAGAACAAACCAGAGATATTAAGAAAGATTTACAGGTGGCGACTAAAAAAGTCCTAGCGCATTTAGCAAGACCTGTTACGAACTTTTATAACTCTCAAGCAGATTGTTTATTTGACTTTGCTGTTTACGGGCAGGGATATACTTATATGTACCCTGATACTGCTAAGAAAGTAGTTCGTTTTGCAAACATTCCAACACAAGAATGTTATGCCCAGCGTGATGCTTATGGTGATTTAACTGCTTGGTATAGAGAACTTGTAATGACCCCACTTGAGGTTATGAATACATTTTTTGACTCTAAGTATTGTCAATATTCAAGTGAAGATAAGAGATATATTAAAGAGTGTATTCAGAAAGACCCAACAAAAGAAAACTGCTTAGTTCACGCTATTATCTCTAAAGAAGAAGCAAAAGCGATCGGTGTTCCATATCAGGATAATAGACCATGGGTACAAGTCTTTGCAGATATTGACAAGAAAAGAGTTTTGCATGTTGATTTCTTAAAAAGATTTCCTGTTTTAGCTCCAAGTTGGACTAGAAAATCAAAGAGTCCATATGGTAGAGGTCCAGGGCATAAAGCTTTACCTGAGATTGACACTCTTAACGCTATGATTAAGACCAACCTTACTGGTGGTCAATTAATGGTTCAACCTTCTATGTGGACTCCATATGAGATGGTCCAGTCTGGTGTTTTAGATTTATCTCCAGGGGCAAATAATCTTTATTCAATTTCAGATGCAATGACATCTACAGGAATAGTTAAACCAGAGGCTTTACATATTGTTAAAGACCTTTCCTTCCCAATGGAAATGGAAATGTTTAGAAGACAGCAGATATCACAGATATTCTATTCAGATTTACTGCAAGAGTTTAAAAATGCTGAAATGTCAGCAACAGAGAGCCAAGTTAGAGAAACAGCAAGAAGTAGAAAGATGTCTGGTCCACTTGCTCGATATGAAGCTGAAAACTTAGATAGAGCTTTCGTATTTACTTTCGGTTATTTGTCTGATTGGGGCATTATTAAGATGAGTAGCTCAATTAAAGATAAAGATGTCATGGTTAGCTTTAGATCAGGGCTTTATGAGTCTTACACTATGGGTAAACTTCAATTATTAGAAAGAGCAACACAAGCACTTGCTAATCTGAAAGGAATACCACCAGAGTTATCACCTAACTTTAACCCTGAGAAATTGTTAGAGTACGTATTTGAACATGCAGGTGCAGATATGTCTGTCTTGGAAGACCCAGCAGTAGCAGATGAAAAGAGAGAGCAAGCTGCACAGTTAGAGCAAAGTCAAGCAGCGGCAAGCCAAGCGCAAGCAGTTAATCAGTTAAGCCAAGCATTTGGGGGTGCATTAGGTGCTTAGTTTAAGAAAGTTTTTTTCAGATAAGTTTGGTACTAACGTAGAAGCAAAAAAAAATGCTGTTAGAGATGCTTATTTTTATTTATCAAAAGAATCATGGGGGGAGTTAATCCTTGCAGATTTATTAGAGCAAGCAGCTTGTGATTTCGCTAGACAAGATTTAGTTGATTCAAACAAATTAGCATATGTGGAAGGTGCAAGAGCTATTGCTTATCACTTTCGCCACATGTTAGAAACAAGTTCACAAAAATTGGAGGGCAAAGACAATGGAAGAACAAAACAACAACCAAGCGAGTAATGAATTTAACTTTTCAGATTATAAAGAAAAGTTTTTAAGTAATGTTTCAGAAACGGAAAGAGAATCTTATCGTAAGACGTTAGACAGCGTTAAAGATATAGATGGCGCATTAAAAGGTTATGTTCATGCTCAGAAGCAATTTGGTAAAGCTGTATTTTTACCAGAGGGTGAAGAACCATGGGACAAAGTTTACGACAAGTTAGGTAGACCAAAAGACCCTAGCGAATACAATTTGCAGTTTGAAGGCTATGATTTACAAGATGAATCAGCAAACAAGATTAAGCAAGCAGCACATAAGCATGGATTAACCCCTAAACAGTTACAAGGATTCTTAGAAGAATCAGTTATTGACATTTCTAAGTCTGAGTTTGCAAACTTACAGAAAGCGGAAGAAGAAGCTCTTAACGCAACTAAAGAGTATAAAGAAAAGACTTATGGCGAGAAGCTAGAACAAATTGAAAATTTAGTTGGTGATTATGTAAAAGATCAATTTGGTGATGAGTTTGATAATATCAAGTCTGAACTTGAACGCAATTCAAAGTTATATGATTACTTTGCAAAGCAAGCGCAAGGGAATAACCCAAGAGATGGCGCACAATTTGGGAATGGAACAGGGTATCAAAAATCCGCAACCGAGCGTATTGACGAATTAACTAAAGATAGAGATTTCTTCATAAGGTATGACAGAGGTGAACCAGAGGCAGTTAAACTTTGGAATGATCTTAGAGAGCAACAGCTTAAAGAAAAGTTCGGCTAATATAAATACCTTTTGTGTATAATTAATGGTAAGGTCCAACTTGGGTAGCCTTATTAATTGAGTCCGTTATCGGGTAGCTCGCAAACAGTTTTAGTTTTTATTTATATACAAAAGGACATATCATGGCTTATTCAGTTAGCGAAATGTGGACACAAGCCTTTGAAAACGAGATTAGGCTTCTTGTTCAACAAAGAAATCCAGTTTTGGGTAACACTGTAACAGTTACCGCAGAAGAAGGGGAATACATCTTTGAAGATAGAATTGCTCCTGTTACTCACATAGCAAAAACTACTTCAAATCAAGCGACAGCTTTTGCAGATGTAACCCACACTAAAAGACAAGTTACATTCACTGACAAAACTCTTAATCTATATATTGATGATAGAGATGTTAAGAGAATGGGTAGAGGCGAATCTTCTATTTTAGGAGCTTACTCTAAGCAACTAGTAGCAGATTACCATAGAACGATTGATGATATTATCATTGCAGCTTTCTTAGCAGCAGCAGATGAAGGTAAAGGTGTAAACGATACTTTCAGTTCAGTTGCATTTGATACTGCAAACCAAGTAATCGCTGCTGACTTTACAGCAGGTGATGCAGTTGGTGATGGTAATGGTTCATCAAGTGATACTTATGGTACTGGAGATTGGGGATTAACTTTAGAGAAATTGTTAGTCGCTAGATCAATCTTAGAAGAAAACAATGCAATCCAATCAGGTGAAGAAGTCTACTGTGTAATCGGACCTAGAGAGCACGTTGATTTAATGAAAATCCCTGAATACAAGTCAAGTGATTTCTCTAAGATCATGCCTTATGACATGGGAATTGATCCTAATGGTTATATTGGTAACTGGTTAGGTGTTCACTTCTTATGCTCTAACAGATTAGCAGTAACTGACCCAGCAGGTGCAAATAACCAATACAGATCAAACTTCATGTTCACAAGTGGAGCTATGAAGCTTAGAAAAGTTGGCGGTCAAGTAATCAAGGCAATGGAGAACCCAGAGAGAAACATGGCTCTTACTATCAACTCTCAATTCTCACTTGGTGCTGTAAGACTTGAAGAAGAGAAAGTTGTTGAAATCAGAACTGCATCAGGCATGGCAGGTGGAGACGCTGCATAATGGTTGCTCAGATAACTAAGCTTACAATCTTTAATCGTGCCCTTCAGTTATTAGGGGTTGGAACTAAGTTATCGAGTGAACATCAAGATACGGATAACGGAGCTGCGCTAAGAACTGCGTATGACTCCGTTCTTCGTTCTTCACTAGAGGAACATCAATGGGATTTTGTTACTAAAAATGTAACATTATCCCTAATCTCTAGTGCAAGTAACTTGACAAAATTTGGATATTTATTCGCTAAACCTTCTGACTGTTTACGAATCTGGTCTGTTTATACTACTGACCCACAAGACCCAATAGAGTACAAATCAACAAGTGAAGGTATTTACACTAACAAAGAAGTTACAAATGTTGAGTACACATATTTTACAGATGATGTTAGTCTGTTCCCAAGTCTTTTTATCGATCATTTAGTTGCTCGTCTAGCAGAAGAAGTTTCAATGGAGATTTTAAATTCTGACTCAAGAACTTCTGCATTACAAAATAAAGCAAGTTTCGCTCAAGCAAAATCAGCTAGTTCAGCAAATGTGCAAGTACCACCAGAATACAAGTTTAATAGTGGGTGGTTATCAAGCAGAGGATTAAATGGTTAGGCAAGGAATAAACCAAACTAGTTTTGAAAAGGGGCAGTATTCTGCGGAGTTTGCAGGTAAATATGACAGTGAAGAGTATCGTTTAGGTTGCGATACTATAACCAATGGACTTGTAACCCCAGAAGGTGCAATTATTAAAGCCCCAGGCTGTAAGCTTACTAGAAGTGGAGATGATAATTTAGCTAAAGATGTAAGCTTTTCTGTATCTAGTATAAGCTCTGCGATTATAACTTTTAACCCTAGTAGTGAAACAATTATTATAGAAGACCCTGATAGTGGTAGACAAACTATTAATTCATCTGGAATCACAGTAACTACTTTTGATACAGTACAAGTTAGAGATAGCTTAATCATTGTTGATCGCTCTTTCTTCCCTAAAGAACTTAAGAGAGCAAGTAATGGTACTTGGTCTATAGCAGATTTAGAAATTAAAGATGGTCCATGGGAAGAATTAAACTTAGATAACAAATTAAAGATTAGACCAACTGCTGGGTTTAGCTCTACTCCTGATGGTCTTAGCGGCAATGGCTCGATCAAAGCAGTAGATAAAGCTGATAATCCAAAAAGTTGGTTCCCTGATGAGTGGAGAACTCAACAAAGAAAAATCAGATTAAGGCAGACGAATAGTGGTGAAGTTACTGAGGCTAATATCCAAATCATTGATACAACTAGCCCACCATATAGCGTAAACGCTGAGTTTGTTGTTTCTGTAGATGCTGAATATCCTTTACTTGCAGATGGTCTAGGTTCACATAGTAAGAACTGGCGTTTATCTGCTTGGTACGCTAACAATTATCCAGAGAAGGTAGCAGTTCATCAAGATAGATTATGGTTTTTTAGGGATCAATGGAGATGGGCTACTGTTTCTGGTGATTTCTCTGCAATGTCTCCAACTTTACCAAATAATGATAATTCAGACTGGATAGCGACAGATGATGCAGCAGTAGCAATGCAAGGTATTGAGACTGTAGCTTCTACTCCACAGTGGGCTGTAAGCCATAGAGTTTTACATTTAGGTACAGATAGGGGTACTAATGTTATTCAAGGTGGTAACTTCTTTGATAATATTACCCCAGCAAACGCTACGTTCTTAGAGCAAAATAAAGTTGGTGCTTCTAGTATTAAACCAGAGATTGGGACTTTTCTTTATTATGTAGACGCAAGCAACACAAAGGTTTATCGTTTAGAGTACCAGTGGGCAAATCAGGGCTTTGTACCTTCTTATATTAATAGAAATAACAGAGAGATATTTTCAACAATTAATGCTTCGATTACAGACTTTGTTATCATTTCTGACCCATGGAAGATGATGTGGCTTTCTTTATCAGATGGTTCTATTGTTGTTGGAACAGCAGACGAAAATGAACAAGAATGGGCGTGGACTAAGATTGTCTATACTAATAAATATATTAGCAGTCTAGTTAAAGGAAAAGAAGAAACACTTGATGGTGTTAGAGATGTTCTTTATTTCAGAATTAGATATAATGGAGCTTTTGGTATTTCTGGCACAAGTGAGCTTTATAGAATTGGAACAATAGGCTTTACAGAAGGTGTTGTTAGATCCTATCCACTTGGCAATGGAACTTTTACTGTAGAAGATATTGAAGAATACAATCTTTTTAATACAACAGAGTATAGTGGTGGAACTCCAATAGACTTAAATACTATTGGTTCAGGTAATGTAGTTTTAGACAAGCAAACCTATAAAGTTTGGAATTATTCAGATGTTACAAAGGTAGTTACCCCAGATAATGATTATGAAGTTGGTGAACCTTTCTATATTTACATTAAATTTAACTTAGTCGATATCGTACAAAGTCAAGTATCTAGTTTAAAGGATAATAAAAACTTAACTAGGGTGTTCTTTAATTTAAAGAAAACAGCAGACTTTAAAGTTAGAGATACTTTTAGAGAAGATGGGAAGTGGACTAATGTAACTTTTAGGAGAACAAGTGATCCATTAGATGAACCACCTGCTTTATTTACAGGTATTAAAGAATTAGACTCTTTGCGAAATGATGGTAAGAGGTTCTGTCAATTAGAATTAACTCAAGACATGCCTGTACCTTTTCAGATTAACTCAATAAGTTATGACGTTGATATTAATGAAAATCAGTAAAATTAAAAATTAAAACCACTGTTAAATATTAAATTTATTAATTTTCGTGAAAAACGCTATAATTAAGGTATGGTTGAACCAATTACAATGGCAGCGATTGCAGGTGGTGCTTCTTCTATCGGGAAGATGGCAGCTGGGGTTCTTGGTGCAATAAGGGCGAAAAGGCGTGGTGCTTTCTTTGAAGATATGTATAATGAGCAAGCCCGTATTGTTGGTTTCTTTGGTAAGCGTAAACAAAGAAAAGAAACAGGTGCTTTAATCTCTGCTGCTGGCGCAAGAGGAACAACTTTATCTTCTGATGTTTTAATGGATAATCTTTTTGATAATGCTTTATCCAAAGTTTCACAACAGCAAGATTTGTGGAATAGAGCTTTGCAGGCTAAAATGACGGCAGCAGCTCAAGCAGAAGAGTCTTTAGCTAAAGGGTTTGGTGCAGCTTTAGGTGGAGGGCTTGCTACGGGTAAAGAAATATCAAGTATTCAAGCAAGAAATGCAGCTTTAGGGGGTAATTAATATGGCTTCTGAATTTTTATCAAGTTTTTCACAAGGGTTAGATCAAGTTGCTAGAAGTAGCTTACAAGAAGCACAAGAGATCGTTCAGCAAAAAGAGGCATTAGAAGCAGCTAACCTTTTAAATGATTTCAGAATGGAAAGGGAAGCAGACCTTCTTGAATCTGAACAGAATTATAATAATAGTGGTGATTTCGCTGAAAGACAGAAAGAGAAGTTTGAAGCAGCGATTGGTGAAAAATTATCAACAATAACAAATGACAGAGTTCGCAGACAGTTTGAAAAGCAAGTCGAAAACTATCAAGGGAATTATAATACACATACTTTAAAGTTTCAGGTTGAAGCAGAGAGAGAGTATCAACAAACCTTACTTGCTGAAAATCGTTCATTCTTAATCGGTAAACTTGCAGGGAATCCAACGGAAGAAAACTATATTGATGGTTTAGCTCAAATACAAGAGACGTATAAGAACTTCCCTGATAGTAATAGAAAAGCTTACTTAAATGACGGAGTTAGTAAATACAATTCAGCTTACGTTGATATTATTGCAAGTAGTTTAGATAGGCAGTTTGCAGAAGGAAAGATAGCAACTCCAGAGCAATATAAAACGCTCATGGAAACACAAGTTCTTTCTAAGATAAAGAATACAGATATGTATTTCTCAGCAGAAGCTAGAGAGAATCTGTTTTTAAAATACAATGACAGAAGCGCATCAATTTCTAAAGAATTGCGTAAAGCTAATTACAATGCACTTTTAGGGAATGGTTCGAGTTATTTAGATTTATACGCTAGTGGTAGAACTACCAAAGACCCTTTATTTGAACAACAATTATTAGATGCGAACATTGTTACACAAGATGATTTAGAGGTTGCAGATATTTCTAGCAACATTTCATCTTCAATAGTTGCAGGATTACCAGGTCAAGCAGATAGGCAAGTAGCTCAATTAGCTCAAGAATTAAATCAAGCTAGAAGTAAAGATGATTATAAAAAGGTAGAAGCTATCCAGCGTAAAATGGATGCTGCAACTGGTGCGATTGCAAAAAAAAGAAGCGAGATGGTTAAGAATTTACCAGATGCTTTAGCAATGAACGCAGAGATACAGAATTATGAAGATGCTGGAAATCTTGAAGGACATGCAAACGCATTATGGAGAATGGGTACTGGTGTTGTTCCTGAAGCTGAGTTTAAGTTATTAGGTTCAGCTAAAGCTTCACAGTACGTTCAAGCATTAAATTCAGCAAATCCAAACCTTATACAAGAAGCGATAGGAAGTATTAAGCGAGATTATAACTTTCATATAACAGGCTCTCCTAATGGGAAGATGGCGTATGAGTATGTTAGAGATCAAATTCTTAGCACAAGTGGCTTAAATTCTAAAGCTGCAATGTTGTTTGAGTATGCAGATAGTCCAGTACATGGTGCTTTGATATCAAACGCTTTAAGTGCAGAATTAGGTACAGCAGTAACTACAGCAGATGAACTTAGCAAAAAGAATTTAAACGCTGAAATTAACAGTGGATTACAAAAGTATAGAGATGCTTTAGACACTACAAGTGATGTAGTTTATGATGATACAAATATTATTATTAGACATGAAAAAGGGATAGCAGATTTAGCTAAAGGATTGGTGCAGATAGGACATTCAAGCCCAGCAGATGCAGTTAAAGATGCTATTGATATGACCATTGGCAAGAAGTTTAATGTAGTTACAAATACTAAAGGTCAAGCAAATTTAGTACCGACTAACATTCAGGTATCAGATAAGTACAATGCTTTCCTAAAAGAAACTCAAGCGCAAAAGAGTTTTATTAGAGACAAGATCAATCAACCAGAAATTCAAGAATTATTACCAGATGCAGGGGAAATATTTAACACTTCTTTTGGTACAGCAATGGGAGTAGAGAAGAGAAATATTATCAACACTGGGGTGTTTGTTCCAGTGGAGGGTGGTAGTAAGCTTAGGTTATATGCAACCCATCAAGTGGACGGACTAACTGGAAACATGCCTGTAATGCTTAGAAATGGTGAGTATATTGATATTGACGCAGGGGAGTTTGAGACTGGACGTTTAGATAAACATTTAGGTGGTTATCTATTAAAACAAAGAAGTCCAATGTTATACAGAAACCTTGATCCATTTATTGGCTTTGGTAGGGGTGAACCACCTGAGATGGGAAGAGAGACTACTTTTGGCGGTGTAATTAGTGGGGCAGGTTATAGATGAGTGGAATAAAAAGATACACTAACTATGATCTTCAATCTGCTAGAGGACTCTTTAGAATAGATGATAACGAACAACGATTTCGTTTAGCGCAAAGAGGATTCGGAGATGCTTTTCTTGCACCTGTATATCATTTCGGGCAAGAGACACTTTATAAAGCTGGAGCTTTATTTAACCCACAAGATAAACAACTTAGTAAAGAAGAGTTAAACGCAAAGTATGGTACTGAGGGCTTACAGTTTGAAGAAGGAACTTATGAATCTTTAGCAAGGCTTAGAAGAGAAAGACATGATCGAAAGCTTGAAATGGATTATCTTTTAGACAAATCAAGTCAAAACGATCAATGGTATGACCATATCGGGCATGCTGCTTTTATGTTCGCAGGTGCAGCTTTAGGTGATACCCCTCTTGCATTTGCTGGTGTTTTTGGTTTAGCTGGTAAAGGAATGAACTATCTAGCTAGAACTAAGCAGCTTAAAAAGTTTAATGCTTTTCAGAAAATGGCAAGTAAGATGGACACTATTGCTTTTGGTGAAAAGTGGGGTAAGTTAGGCGAACGAAGCACTCGTATATTTAGAAATGGTGCTGATAATATGGTTAGTGCTTTAGCTACAGAAATGATGTTACAAGTTGATGCTGATAATATTGGTATTGATCGAACTTTAGCAGAGACTGTTTTCACTATTGGGTTTGCTGGTTTGTTTGGTGGTTTATTTGGTGCAATCGGTGCAGAAGCTCCTATCGTGGATAACGTCATTAAGGGACGTAAGATGGGTAGGGATTTTGTTAGTTTTTTTGATGATATAGGTAAGAGTTTACAAGAAACTGAAAACTGGTTAGCCTATAATGCAAGAGTTTATTCTGACATATTTGAGACTAGGCGTATTTCTTTACAAGGTGAAATGAACTTGATAATGAAATCAATGGAAGATTTCAATCAAATGAGAGTAGCTGACCTTTCTGGTATGAACGCAATGCTTTATGCAGATAATTTAATAACACTACATAAACCGTTTATGAAAGCAGTTGATGGTGGTGCTTATGATGGGGTTATCCCTAGTAGAGATTATGTTAGGGGTTTATCGGAAAAAGAATTAACTAAAGCAATCCCTAAATATAACTTTGCAAAAATGGTTGAAGATGCAATACCAGAAGGTTTAAATCCTACTGAAGCTTTTCAGTTAGAGAATATTTTCGATAGAGGTGTTAAAGATTTCAATATTGGGGATTTTGATTTTAGAGCGTTTAGAGAAGAGGTTTTAAGAATCCAAAAATCCCTTAAAGGTAAGCGAATAGTACAAGACCCAATAGTAAACGAAGATACCCCTATTAAAAATTTCTTTAACCTTAAAAGCAAAACTAAAGAAGATATCGCAAAACTTTATTATATGCTAAACCCAGACACTGAGAAAATGTTTAGTTATGATGAGTTGATTAATTTGCATAAGCTTTTCGATGATGATGATATTTTAACTGCTTTCCATAGACATAAGTACACACAAGAAGTTGAGAGTTTATTTGACAGCTCAAAAGAGGCTTTAGATGTAATGAAAAAAGGGATATATAACCCTGATGAGAAGATTAAAATAGCACAAGAAGAAGCGGTTGCCAATATTGAGCAGAGATTGCAAGAACCAACAAAAACCGCAGAAGAGCTTAACGTAGATATAGAAGGCTCACAGAAGAGATTATTAGATGAGCTAGGGTTAGAGGAAAAGAAACTTAGCCCAGAAGAAGCAGAGGTTAGAAGTTTTGAAGAGCAGTATGGAGAAGAGTTACGTCAATACTTTCCAGAAGAATCTTTGGAAGATGTACGAATAGCAGATCAAGCTTTAAAAGAACAAGATTTTAGAGTTAAAATAGCGGAGTGTTTATTAAATGGTTGATTGTTTTAAGAAGATAACAGAAGAACTTGGGATAACTGACAAGGCGGACAAGAAGACCATTGAAGACACGATTGTTGAGTTTGAAAAAGAGATTGCAGAAAAGAGTGGTGCAGACTTTGGTTATGGTGATTTAGTTGAAAGAGAAGCGAAAGACTTTGCAGAAGCAGCAGGATTTTTAGCAAGAAAGAAATTAGGTGCTTATAAATCTGCTATCGCTACTTTTGAGTTAGTTAAAAAAGCTCCAACAGATAGTAAGTTTGCTTTCACTAAGTTTGTAGCAGATACAGTTAGCTATGTTTCAACAGCAAGGGAAGAAACACTTGCAGGGATTAGAAGTACATTCTTTAAACCCTTAAAGGAAGCAGAGGTGCTTGAGTTCTTTAAGCAACAAAAAGACCCAGAAAAGGTAACAATGTTTATGAATGAGCTTGCAATGGATGGGGCAATACCAAGAACTTTAGAGTCTTTACCAGAAGCAGACAGGGCAGCATATAAAACAGCTCAAATAATGAATGGCGCAATGAAGAAGATTAGAGAGCTTAAAAACAAAGCTGGGCTTGCAGTTGCAGATTTAGAGGGAAGGATTACTCAACAGTTTCATAACCCTGACTTAGTAGCAGCAGATAGAGCAGGGCATAAAGAGTTTTTACTAAAAGCTGTAGACTGGTCTAAACCACTCGCTGATGAAAAGTCTATTTTAAATAAAGTTTACGAAGGAAATGTTGCTGCTTATATAGATGATTTTCAGAATAGGTTAATTTCTGGTGATTTCTCAACTTTACAATCTACTGATGATTTTCTTCTTGATTCTTTAGTTAAGGATTCACTGAGAGGAAACTTGAAAAGTAAAGGTGGTGGTTCTTTATTAAGTCAAGCAAGCAAGTCTAGGAGTATTGATATTAAACCTGAGTTTTACCATGAGTATGCTACTACTTATGGTTATGGTGATGTTTACGATCAGTTCCATAGAGAAATATCACTAACCGCAAGAGGTTTAAGTGATACTCAAACATTAGGACAGAATCCACAAGCGATATTAGAAAGAGCTTTAGACTCATACAAGAGACGAAACCCAGATTTAAAAGCATGGGTTAATGATCCTAAAATGCAAGACAAGATAGTTAATCTAATGGGTAGTAACGATGTAGCTGTAGATACATTTTTAGCTAAATTTGGTAGTTCTACTCGAAAGTTTGCAGCAGCTTCACAGTTAGGTTTTGTTGTTGCTACTTCATTTGTAAGTGATATCGCTACTGGTTCTTTAAGACGTGCATTTATAAATGCAGCAGATAGTCCACTTTCAGGGCTTTATACATTCCAAGATGAGTTTATTAAAGGCTTTGCTCGTATGTTTGAAGCTTATGATGATGAAACTGCTAGACATATAGCAAAAGTTGCAAGGGAAGAGCTAGACGTTCTAATGGATGATTTTACTAAGCATGCTGCCTTTGGTGACCATATGGACTTAACAAACCCCACATTAGATGGAAGGTTAAACCATACCCCAGCTTATAAAGCAATGAACGCTATAGATCATGCTCACGATCAATTAAGAAAATTAAACCTATTAGAGACATGGACTAAGGGTAGACAAGCAAAAATAGCTCCTTCTGTAGCTGCTGACTTTGGTGGCTTTGCGAATAAAAACTTTGCAAGTTTATCAAAAGCAGGTAAAGCTTTTATTGAAGAGGCTGGCTTAAAAGATATGTGGGATGTCATAAGGCATAAAGTCGTTACCAATGAAACTAGTGGCTTAACCTATTTACCTAAAAATGCAGCAGATAATTTAAACGCAGATGAAGTAGCAAAAATACTAGGAAGAAAAGAATTAACTGAGTTTGGTTTAGAGCAGGGTAGACAAAAGATAGCTTTAGAATTTAGGGCAAGATGGGCTGAGGAAGTTAAAAGAAGGGTTATGCTACCTGGTACTAACACTCGCTCTATGTTAGTTGGGCAATCTCAAAGGGGTACGGGCTATGGTGAATTAAGAAGAAACTTTGCGCAATATAAGTCTTTCCCTTTAGAACTTTGGTATAGACTAATAAGCCCAATGGTTCACAGAGCAAGTGCAGGGGACATTGCTATCGGTACTGCTTTTATGGGTGTAACTATGGCTGGTTTTATAATGCGTAACTGGTTAGGTGATGTTGTTAATGGAGATACTCCTAGAGATTACTTCTCTGATGACCCTGATGTCGCTGTTAGAAACTGGTCTGGTTTAGTTGCTTCATCTATGGGTATGCCTGTATTAGATAGAATTATTCCAAGAATTGCAGAAGGAAAACCTTTAAGTAGTTATGACTTTATAGCTTTAGCTGGTCCGGTGAATCAAATGGCAATTCAAACAGGTACAAACATAGCTTTAGCACCTGGAAAGATTGCTTCTGGTAAAGGGGATGAGGTTACTAGGCAAGCAGTGCAAGGGGTTTTAGGCGCACCAGTTATTAGACCTTTACTCTTTGGTGGAGTTCAGAAAGCATTTACTGCACATGCGATGGAAGGTTTATATTCTTTACTTGATAAAGATTATGAAAAACGGAAAGAGAAATACGCAAAAGAAAAAGGCTCTGAGCGAATTGAGTTATAATTAAAAAGGAGACACGACCATGAGAAGTAGAACAGAGGAAAGAAAATTTACATTTAAGGGTGAGTCTGTAGAGGCTTATGTAAAGATTTTAGACAGGTTGCCAGACCAAACTAAAATTGAAGATATCTTGGAAAAGTATGATCCTGTTAAAAGAACTTGCTTATTTGAAGGTAAAGAGCATGTAGTTCATAGTTTTACGAAATTACCACCTGTAAAAAGAAAGACAGGTTTATATGATTTAGTAGAAATTCTTTTATTCACGAAAGAAGAGTATAAGAAAATAGAAGGTTTAGGCAAGCCAAAGACAGAACCAAAACCAGCAGTAAAACCAAAAGGTGATGAAGGTAAGTAATGGTAATATCGGGAGAGGGTAATTTAGGTTTAGCGACATTTACAGGGAATGGAACAACTGGTCCATTTTCTTATTCTGAACCATATAACCAAGCTTCTGAATTAGTTGTAACTGTTAATGGGATTACTAAGACATTAACTGTAGATTACGCAGTAGCTTCTACTGGTACACAAGACGGGCATAACACAGGGGCGAATATAACATTTACTGTAGCCCCTGCTGTTGATGCTGCAATAAGAGTTACTAGAAGAACAGTAGCTCAACAAACTTTAGATTTTTCAAGCTTAAATACTTTTGATCCAAATGCAATCGAACCAATATTAGATACACATGCTTTAATGGTGCAAGATGCAAAACAAAAAGCAGATGAAGTTGTAACTATTGGTGTTGAAGAAGTTGTAAGTGCAGCGACTCCATTAACTGTCTCAGCAGCTACGCCTTTAGTTCAGGCAAACATTCAACCTTTAGTTGATGAAGCTGAGGGTTATCGAGATGAAACAGTGGCTAATGCAGCTTTGACCGCAGCAGATGTAATAAGCACTAACGCTGACGTGGTAAGCACAAACGCTGATGTAGTTTTAACCAATGCTGATGTAGTTGCTACAAACGCTGATGTAGTAACAACTAACGCTAATGTAGCAGCAGCTCAACTTGCAGAAACAAATGCAGAAACAGCAGAAACAAATGCAGAAGCAGCGCAAACAGCAAGTGAAGCAGCAAGAGATAAAGCGCAGGAATGGGCTACAAAAGCAGAAGATGATCCTGTAGAGACTGGTCCAGATCAATTTAGTGCTTTACACTGGGCGCAAAAAGCAGAAGAGCAAAAAGATGCACTTATTGGTACTTTAACTGGTGATCTTTTATCATGGACTACTCAAACTGGCTCAGGTTCTCCAAGTAAAGGTGCAAGATTAAGAGTTGATTCTTCTGATGATTCAACAGTTATTAGTTTAGCTAGTACCCCTGATGGTGATACTGAATATAACTTTACCGAAGCGGATAATGTCAATTGGGCTTTACATCCATGGACTATTAACCCTAATGGAAATAACATAAATGGCGCAGCAGGAAACTTTACTGTATCTGGTAGAAATCCTTTTAGGATTATTTGGAAAGGTGCTACAGATGGTTATGAAATCGAATATCTCTTACAAGCAGATGGTAGATTTGCTGATACCACTGGTAACTTTACTGCTTATAATGGCGGTAAATACTTAATAGATGAAGGTGCAACAATAACTTTAAACTCTGTAGTAGCTGGAATGGAGATTTATTTTCAACCAAAAGCAGATCAAGATTTATTAAGTACCCCTGCAACCATTTCTTATAATGGAGTTAATACCTTCTTTGGTTTTGCAGAAGATTATGTTTTTGATGATAATGGTACGATAAAGCTGTATTCAGATGATGGTACTACAATACAAGTAGAATTAACAGGAGTTTCACACCAAAATGCCTAGACTAACTGACTTAACTGGACAAAACATTACAACCCAAGCAACTGCAACTTATGCAGAGAATATAAGCGCAGGGGATAATGTAAAGCTTAATTCTAGCGGTCAATTAGCCAAATGGGGCGCAGGTGAATTTGGAGCAAGTTTAACTGTAGGACAGGTTAAATCTAGCTTTACTGGTACTGCATTTGAATACCAATGTACCGCTTACGCAAAGAACAGGTCATTATTTTTTATTGCTACTGCAAACCAAAGTGGGGATGAACAACTAGTAGTTATTGAAAGAAACTCTTTAACAGATACAGTTACTCGTAGTGAGTTTGCTTTGACAGGCGTTGAAGGTATTACGGCTATGTGTTTTCTTGAAAATGAAAATAAGCTTATTGTTTTACAGTCTAGAAATAGCATCTATGAAGCTTTTGCTTATACTTATACAAATGGGGTTTTAACTTTAGACCAAAGTCAAACTTTCAGTGGTCAAAATATCCTCCAAATACGTCAGGGTGCTTTAATGCAAAATAGCGCAGGGGGAGATGTTGCTGTTTTCGGTGGACTAGTAAACCCTGGAGGGGGTTATGTAGTTTCAGTGGGTTATGTTTCAGGCGCATTAACTGTTAATTCCACTCAAGTCAATGCAGCGTATAATGGTGGCACATTTGCTGCTAAATGGGATTCAACAAACGACAAGGGGTTACTTGCTTATTTATGGGAAACGGGGGATAGTTTTAATTGCTATAGCGTAACCTATGTTGGTGTAACTCCAACTTTATCTAGCGTTGATACTGAGACCGTAGATTGGCAAGACAATTCTTTTGACATAGAGTTTGACCCAATTAGCTCTACTTTTTTAGTAGCTGGGAAACAAACTAGTGCTAATGCCATTAGATATGTAACAGTTGATTGCTCTGGTGCAAACCCAGTAATCTCTTCTGTTACGGACTTAGCAACATCTACAATACAAGCATCCACTACTTATGGGCATCAACTTGTTTATGATGGGATTAGTGGTAAATATTTATTAAGCTCTCAAGACCCAGATGGAACAAACCAATGTAAAGTTTTAACTTTATCCTCTGGTGTTTTAAGTTTAGATAATGAGACTGAGTTTACAACTGTTACTACAAGTTCAGGATCTTGTACAAATTTATTCTATGATGAATCCTATCAAGCGGTTGTTTTGGTTTTTAGAGAACCTGCTGCTGGTTACGAGTGGAATATGGGTATTGGAAGATTAGATTCAAATGATGAGCTAGTAGATTTTATCCCAGACCAAGATAAGTTAATCGGTGTAGCAATAGATACTAAAACTACTGGTCAATTAGGTAAATATAGATTACTTGATAAGTACAAGGGTGTTTTAATTAAGAACTTAACTGGTTTAATTCCAGGGCAAGAATATTACATAAATGCACTTGGTGGATTAACAACGAATATTACAAGTGATTTCTATGGCTTGGCAATATCTGCAACACAAGCAATAACTTCTACAATAGTAGGTTTACTTTCTGAAATTAAAAAACTTACTATTGGAGAGGGAAGGGTAGTTAAATCTTTCACTGGCTCTGACAATACAGCAAGTGGAACTTACACTACTATTGTAGATCAAGGTGGTTCTGGGGCACTTAAGAGCATAACTTGTTCAAGTTCTAATAGTTCAGCAGCAGTTGCTTTAAAACTTACCATCAATGGAGTAGAAGAAGTTTTATTTGGTAGCTTAAACGCTAATCCATTACGTGGACATAGTGCTAACGAATCAGTTACATGGCATTGTGATATCCCTTACAGTGGTGGGGTTAAGGTAGAAATAGATTCAAGTAGCACAAGTTATACAACTAATTGTACAGTGGTTTTACATCAAGACTAAAAGGGTAAATTATGACAGCAAGAGATACAAATGGTAACGTAATACAAATAGGAACAATCGCAACCCAAGCAGGGGAAGAGTTAGGCTCTGGTAATTTAACTTCAACTCCTTCGCCATCACACAATAAAGGCTATTGGATTGCTGCAAGAGCGGATACTTATATTCGTAAATTTGGAACACAAGCTTTAGCGGATGCTGCAACTGTAGCTGCAACTGGTGTTAATGTTGGTCAATTAATCCCATCAGGTACTATTTTACCGATCTACTTAAATAAAGGTGAACTAATCAAAGTAGATGCTGCTGGTGATTTAGTTATAACTCCTTGGTAATCAACCATTAAGATATCCAGACTCATAAGTCTTTCTCATCTTCTCTTCGGCAACAAGTCTAATTTGTCTTGCTCTTTCTCTTGTTATTCCATGCTTGTTACCAAGGTTCTGTAAAGAAGTTTGTTCAAGTAGATTTTCGATTAATATATCCCTTTCCCTTTCTGTAAGGTTTGCTCCATCAAAGAGTTGTTTTAAAGTAAGTTTATTTTCGATATGCTCCATTTGTTCATCTTCTAAACCAACTGCTGCATATAGACATTCTTTCCTTTTAGCATCTTGCGTTATTTCATAGTCTAAAGAATATATACTATTTTCACAATCATAAAAACTTATAAGCTTCTGTAATTCTTCAACCTTTTCAAGAGGATAATCTAATATTTCTGCAAGTTGTTCTAAAGTTGGTTGCTCTCCTTTCTGTTGATGAAATAAAGCTGCACACTTTCTTAACTTTTGGATTTTCTCTCCCACATGCACTGGAATTCTAATCACTCTTGACTTATCTGCAATCGCTCTCATAACCCCTTGTCTTATCCACCAATGGGCGTATGTACTAAACTTGTAACCTTTAGATGGATCAAACTTTTCAACCCCTCTAATAAGCCCTAAGTTCCCTTCTTGGATAAGATCAAGAAATGGTAACCCTCGATGTAAATATTTCTTTGCGATGGAAACAACTAAACGTAAGTTATGCTGCACCATTTTATTTTTATAAAAAAGTTTTTTTGTTTTAGTCGTAGCTTTTATATAGTTTCTTGCAAGCTCTAGTTCTTCATCTACATCTAATAAAGGTATCTTTGATATCCTTTGTAGGTAATCTTTAACTGCATCGCAAGTATATCCCCTTGGTTTAAGGTCAAGTTCCCTTTCTTCTTCAAGTTCTTCTAATTCCTGTAATTCTGGTTCTACCATATAATCATCTCCGGAGTGTTCCATATTATTATTTTATTAAAAAATTGTTAATTGGTTGTAGTTTTCTTTACCATATATTGCCATTAAAAACGCTTCTGCTAACCCATCAGATGGTTTACTCTTTGGGGTTGGTCTAAGGTCAATGGTTGAATTTAGCTTTTCTGCTAAAGCGATTGCTTCATTTTTATCTGATCCAATACCAAAGTGTGCTTTCCAAGTCTGTGGTCTAATAACTGCATAATCTTTTGTAAGCCAATGCTGTTTAATTAACGCTCTAAGCTCTCCATATCTCTCTGCGGTTTTATAGTTATTTTGCCCTAATGGATAAAAAGCTTTTTCTAAGATTGTTAAAGTTGGTTGTTCAATCCTCATCAAGTTAGCAATATAGTTAGTATGAATTTCCGCTTCTGTTTTATAGAAATCTTCTCCTGTTTCCTTTCTATGTTGCTTCTGCTTCTTAGTTAATTTACTAACTTTAATTTTCGTTTTTGTTGGCACTTGGATTAAAGGCATTGGATAAAGTTGAAACTCTCCTTTGTCTACATCAAAGAAACATAAACCCCCTTTAACCCCTGGATCAATTCCTAGTATTTTCATTAGTATTTCATCTTCCTTTTGTTTGTTTTATATTTGATAAGTTTAAGTTTCTGTTTTAAGGTTTGCCTGTGTAACCTTTTCTTTTGCGCAAATGATCTTTCTGTGTATTTCATCATAAATCTCCCTCTTCTATTAATTGATCTATTGTATTTGCTGCTTCTAACTTCGTAAGTTTCAATTCGATATCTTCTAAATGTTTTTCTACAGCTTCCGCTAATCTTAGAAAGCAATTGTAATCACCTTCAACAAAATCTTTATGACCTGCGGATAAAACAAGCTTTAAATTTTCTAATTCCTCTAGTAATATTTTTTTAATCATTTACTCACCTTCTTTAACTCATAAGTCGAACCCAAAACCCCAAAGGTTATTGGCTTCATGTTAAATAAACTTATATCTACATTTTTACTTGCTGCTGTTGAAATAACTTCTTTAACTGTTTTTTCTAAAGCTCCTGCTAAAGCATCTGAATATAACTGCGCTTGATCTTCTCTACTTAACATTTATTTTTCTCCATTATTTATTTAATCTGCTGGCATAATAGTTACTAATCTGCCTTGTTGTCTATCGATAGCTATCATGATGTCCTGTCCCTTAAAGTTGATAAGGTATGTAGCACCTTTATGCTTGTTTGCTGTATTTATATCTGCTACTTTATACTGTCTTTTATTAAGTTTGTTTGCTATGTATAAGATGTCAGCAACTTCTAAATCTCTATCCATTCTTTCTTTAAACCTCCTCTTAAAATGTGTAGTAGGAAAGTATTTTTTTTTCATTCTTCATCCTCCATTAATCTTAATACCCCCATGCTTAGTGTTTTAGGGATATCTCCCAGTCTTATAAAGTTCAGCTTCTGCTTTCCTTCTAATAGTTAAACCCTCTAAAGGTTCAAGCTCTCCACTCTCTGGATTCCTTGCTTTGTTCCATCTTAGAAACTCTTCTGCAACTACATCTTTATGGAATGATCCATTCAACTTTCTAAGTAATGCAGACTTTGCAAAAGCTTCTGCCCCAATGTTATAAACAAAGCTTACAAGTGCATCAAACTGATGTTGCTTTAATGGCTTCTTAACGTAATCATTAACTACTGGTACAAAGTGTTGTCTAAGTTTACTTATTAAGAGTTTCTCTGCATACTCTTCACCAATGTTTTGATCGGATAAAGTAACTTGCTTTCCATTTGGATAAGTTGTTGTTCCATATCCAATAGTCCAAACCCCTGCTGAACATCTATAAGGGTGCTTTCTAAAACCTTCAAAGTGCTTAATCATTTCTACTAACTGTGGGCTTACTTCATGCCCTTTACTTGCAGGTTCATCATCTAACATATTAAGTAGTGCATCTCCAAGCCATCCAAATATCTTCTTAAACATTTATATCTCCTTATTTAACTATAAAGTCTTGTTCTGTTACTAACTCATTACTTTGCTTTAAAACTTTAAGTGTCTGCTTAGAAGAAAGTAATAGTTCAAAACCATTATTTCTTGCTTTTTTGTCGAACTTTACCTGATCTCCCTTGATGGACACTCTGCCAAGTAACTTTGGCTTTGTTAGACCTGAAACATCTTCTGGGTTTGGTAAATTGTTTTTACTTGATTGTGGCACTGCATAAATTTTATAAGTATCCTTTGTTCTTGGTAAAGTTATAAACCCTAAATCTTGTACAAGATAGCCGACTGCTGTTACATAACCATCTCTAGTTTCTTTGAAATCTCCATTAATAACTGCTGGAATTTTCTGGTCTTTTGATACAAAAAGTAAGTCTGCACCATTGTACCTAAATAGATTATCAGAGTAGATAACATGGAAATCTCTTTCTTTAAATGCTTGAACATTAAAGTAAAATAAATCTGAGTAGTTTGGTCTAAGGTCGTATGTCGTTGGTCTTGCTCCATAAGACATCATCTGATCCGCTCCAAGGATTTGATCTTTAAAGTTGGCATCTTGATTAACCAACCAAAGATTTTTCTTATTCTTTCTCTTTTTAAGAATGTAAGTAGTCTTTGGACTTTCGTGCGCTAAGCCTAAGAAATGTCCTATTTCATGGATTAGTGTACCCTTATTCTCTGGAGTAACAATAATTGGTGCAGTTGCGAATAAAGTGTTATTGACCTGTCTATACCACGACCCAGTCGAAAAATAACCACCGCAATTACAGTAAGAAAAATCTTCATCATTAAAATTTACAAATCTTAAAACTCCACTTTGCCTAGTGTCAGTTGAATTTAAAGACTTAATTGTAAATTCAGGCTCATCTAAATATAAACCAATCTGTTCTTTGATTAACTCTTGAAACTCTGTAGAGTAAGTAGAGTCAATTTCTACTTTAGTTATTGTTGGGTCTCCCCTATAGAAATACTCTCCACGATTTGAGTAAAGTAAGTTTTCTGCTTTTGCAGTTGTGGTCATCATAACCATAACTAATAGTAATAATATTCTAATCATCTTTTTCCTCTATTAAATCACTCGGTTTAAGCTTAGATAAATAACGATTCAAGTAAAAATCATTAATCGCCATATTGATAAGCTTATTCTTTGTTAGCCTTTCTACCTTATTTTTTTTTGACTCAAGAGCAAGCATGTGTTCAATTTGTATATGCTGCTCCCTCGTCAATCTAATACTTGTGTTTTCCATTAGTTGATTCCGTATTTTTTATTAAACTCTTCGAAAGTGTATTTTGATTGTAGTGCTTCTTCTTTGTATATTTCAGCCAATATACTGTTAATTTTATCTATAAAAGTACTTGCTACCTCTTCTGCTATTTCTCCTGGATCCATATTTTTCTCTTTTCAGTTACATTGTACCACAAAGTAATACTTTATAATTTATTCTTTCGATATTTTTCTTTAGCTTTTGCAAGTATTTCTTCACGCTTAGCGTAATATCTAGCAAGCTGTGGGTAGTATTTTACATCTGTCTTCCTTCCAAATTTAACCAATTTATTAATATATCTTACAAATTGGAATAATTGATTTACTGGTATCATTTTTTCTCCTTTTTTTTACAGCTGTACAGCTGTAACTATTTTCTCTATTTCTTGATCTGTAAATTCTATTTCATTTAAAAGTTCTTCTTTTGTCATACCAAGGTAATCACAAACCTTATTAATGATTGAAGAAGTTACAAGTAAATCTAAACGAACTTTCTTTTCAATTGCTTTATCTAAAATCTCAGTCTTGTTTGTCATAAAATTTTGTTGCTCCTTTATCAAACGCTAGTCCGACTGTACCAGTTCTACCTCCTCTGTTCTTGGCGATTATAATATCTGTATCAATAACCAATCTATTTTCTTCTTTATCTTCTTCCTCATTCGGGTGATGGATAAACCATACTTGGTTAGCGTCTTGCTCTATTGACCCTGAACCTCTAAGGCTTGCAAGATTTGGCACTTTAGTTGCAGTGTCTTCTACCTTTCTATTTAATTGAGCTAGAGCGAATATGACAATATTGTATTTAATGGCAATCTGTTTAAGTGTCTTGGTGATCTCAGATAACGCTTGATACTCTGTCTGGTTAGCGGAACTATAAGGCATGATGCCAATGTAATCAACAAAGATACATTTAAGGTTAGGGTTCTTCATTTTTTCATGTTTAATAATTTGATGAAGTCTATAGATATTAATATCTGCTGAATCACAAACCTTTATATTTCTCCTTGCAAGTTCACTTTTCCCTGAATTGAGTAAATCAATAGAGTGCTTAGACGTTAAACCTTTAGCTCTAGCTCTTCCTAAGTTTTGCCCTGTTGTACCTGCTAGAAGGTTAGTTGTAACTTCTGTATTTGTCATTTCAATGGAGAATAAAACGCAGTCATACATTTTAGACATTCGGTTCAATAAGGACAGGGCTAAAGAAGATTTCCCCTTAGAAGGTCTAGCTGCTATAACAATTAATGAACCAAGAGCTATTCCAAGAACATACTCGTCAATAGTCGGGAATCCAGTTTGTAAATACTGCTCCCTTGTATCTTCTGGTTTTGTAAGATTATTGTAAACCTGGTCGACAATCTCACTTACATGAATTAGTCCTATTGACTTCCTTTGGGTTAAAGTATTTTCCATCTCTTCAAATGCTCCTTGTATTTTATCTATGTTATTTAGTTCACTAATCTTGTTTGCAATCTTTTTGACTCTTTCGACTCTATAGTGATCTAAGAGTTTATCTTTGTAATACTTCCAATCGGAATCAATAGAGTAATCTTTAAGGGATTTAATGTAATCTTTTAGGTGGGGTAAGTTTTTAGTCTGCACTAAGAGAGTGCCCCTAGTCGCTTTCCTGTCTTCTTGTATTAACCCTTCTGCAATATCAAGGACATCATTAAACATTGAATTTGGGAATATAGGGTTATCCGCTCTTTCACATAGAAGCTCAATTAAATAATGTTCATTCTTAATCGCAAGAGAGAGTATCTCTTGTTCTAAATCTTGTACTGTGTGTTTCATTTTTACTCCAAAAAGTTCATCTCTGCATCACTAATATTTCTAGGGGTGGCGTTTACTTTCTTTTCCTCTGCCTTAAATTTTTCTTGCCTGTTCGCTACTACCTGCCATTTGTCGATATTTTTAGCACAATAAATTGAATTTAAAGAAAACCTCTCTGGAGCATTCCAAAAACTATCTTTAGCCGCAATATCTGCAAACTGTTTACATTTTTCTAAACCAAAATCTTTTATACATTTGTTTAAATTTATACATAAACCTTGAGATAGTTTAACTTTCCCAACGTATTGCTCTGTATACTCTAAGAGTTTCTGCAAATCTCCACTTGGTTTCTTTGGTGGGGTAAGTTTTTTCTCTTTCTTTATGCTAGGTTCTTGCTTGACAATTTGACTTTCTGGTAATACCGTTTTACCAATTGGACTTGCAAAATCTCGATTTAAGTAAAACTTTTTCTTCCTATCTTTTGATCTAAACTGAATAACCAACTGCGAAACAGTTAAAGAACCTAAAGCTTTACCTACATAATCCCTGTCTGAATATGCCGCAAGTTCAGTTATTTCATCAATACCCAAAGCACTACCTCTATCATAAACCCCTGCCCTAAGTAAAGCACCTATTACAGTCCTGTGCGTTGTATTTACATAAGGGCTTGCTATGTAATTAATTATTTCCATTGTCATGGCTACTGCTTTTCCTCCTTTAAAAGAATATACATTTTGGACTCGCTCCATAAATATACTATATCACATATCAGGAATAAATATCCTAGTAGGGTTATTAATCTGGGTCGTCCTAGTAGGAGGTATATAAAATCTCTTAAAACCCATACTTGACAAGACTATCAAAGCTTGATATAGTTGAAATTAAACTGGATAAAATATATTTAATGTTTAACTGTTTTAAAATCTTTTAAAAATGTAAAATTAATATATGAAAACTTTTAAACCAGAAACAGTTTCAATAAAGTTTAATCCAAATAAATATAATAAAGGGAAAGCGATTGAAGTTTTAGAAGAATTAATTTACATTGATTCTAATAAAACAAAATGGATTGTTCCTAAAGGGTACAAATCAGATGGGAGTTCTACCCCGAAATGGGCTCAGGGATTTATTGGAGAACCATTAGAAGGGGATACATTAAGAGCAGTTTTAGTACATGATGTTTATTGTGAAAACAAAAAAAGATCACAAGAAGATACACATAAAGTTTTTAGAGAGATATTAAAACTTGATGGAGTTAATCTTTTAATCCGCAACTTAATGTATCAAGCGGTTGTAAAATATAACAAAATTAAAAATCCATTTTGGAATTGATTAGTCGAAACGGGGATTCCCGTATCGGTCAGCGACCGTCGCTAATACCGACACCCTTTTAAACTCCACGAAATCGTGGGGTTTCAGTTATAATTAAGGTAATGAGTTTCGGACTGAAACTAAATTTAAGATTAGGAATTGAAAGTCGGCGAAACGTATCTTGGACTCCTGCTGAGCTTACGGGGTTAGCTTTATGGTTAGATGCGGATGATGCAAGCACGATCACGCTACGAGGCGGTGGTGGTCCTGGTCCGGGTGGTTCTAATTATGTTGT